TAACAGCCGATAGCTCTACCGCTGAGCTACAGAGGAATGATGGAGTAAACGTAATACATCTCATAAGGATATAACAGAGGTTTACCCTCTATCACTTTTATATATGGAGAATAAATCTCCAACGTCTCAGGTTGGATTCGAACCAACGACCGACCGCTTAGAAGGCGGTTGCTCTATTCCACTGAGCTACTGAGACATAAGACAATCATACCAGTAAAAGATTTGATTGTCAAGTGGGAAATACTGGACTTGAACCAGTGACCTCACCCTTATCAGGGGTGCGCTCTAACCACCTGAGCTAATTTCCCTCATGGGATATCTCGGATTCGAACCGAGGACTAACCGGTTAAAAGCCGGATACTCTACCGCTGAGTTAATATCCCAGAGGTGGGCAGGGAGGGATTCGAACCCCCGAAGGCGGAGCCGGCGGATTTACAGTCCGCTTCCATTAACCACTCGGACACCTACCCAAGGCGGAGAAAGAGGGATTCGAACCCTCGGTGAAGTTACCCCCACACAGACTTTCCAGGTCTGCACCTTAAACCACTCGGTCATCTCTCCATATTTAGAGTATAGAGTGGGGGAGAAGTATTGTCAACCCCTCCCTCCTATTCTGTTTTACACTTCTACCGTGATCAGTCGGTTGGCATAATCATAGGCATACGATGTACGAGCACCATGATGCCCCCAACCAATCCAACTATACGCATAGTTCATGTAACGATCAATAGACTTACCAGGAGTTTTCATACGGTCTACGATACGTTGCCATTGAACTTCAGTCGTTAGATAACGAAGTTGCGTTTCAAGTGATGATGGAGAACCACCATACTTTTTAGCAAATTCACCTAATCCATGATAACGATTGGCAGATGTCCATTGGATCAGACCATAACCACCCCAACGGCAGCCTTGGTAACTGGTCCTTGCGCCACCTTCACAGATGTTAGGTACGAATGTTGATTCTTGCCTAATGTTACCCATGATGGTAGCAAGGGCGTTTCTGTCTTTAATACCACGATCCTGGAAGTATGCCAGGGTAGCATTCTCATGTTCATTACACCCCTTACAAATTAGCCTTTTTTCTTTTGGCTTGGGTAATGCAACCTCGCGGATTGCTGTCTTCTTTTCATCTACAAGATCAAACTCTTTAATAACAGAGAATGGTACTTTTTCAACTGGAGGGGGAGGCCCCTGCATCTTGTAGTTGACGAATGGCAGTGATGCCGTTGTGGTTGTAACCGATGCCAAAAGGGGCAAGGCTACAGTAAAGATGTTTTGCACTAAATTAAATTGAACTCTACATCCGTATAGGCAAAGGAGAGGTTCCCCTTCTCAGGGGCAGTGCCCACGGCTCTAATTGTCACTTCAAATTCTCATGACGAAGATCATCATAAGTGATTATTTAGTTTTGTTACTAAAAATCACTTACAGTTTGTTCCACCATCGTTTCTCGGAATTCTTCATAAACTGCACAAGCATTCAGGTAATCCCCAATCTCTGCAAGATAATGAAGCCGGTCAATGATACTATCCTTTAGATTTTCAACGTTGTCAATTAGCTGATTTTCCATGAAAGTAATCCTTCCTGTAGTAACGACCAAGAACATTGCTATTGTAGTATCTCGGTTCCCCATTGTCAAGGGATTCGGTCAGGACGTTGTTCAGGAATAACTGACGGGTCTCCTCGTAGTTTGTTTTACCTACAGTATCATGTAAGGATATAATTGTTCTCTTAAACTTATCTTTTCCAAACTTCTTTACATCTTCTTTAAGTTCTGGGCAGGATCCATAATACTTTTTCCAATCAGACTCCGATTTACTTCTTCTACTAGCACCCTTTTTCTTTCGGAAACTCCAGAAATACTTTCTCCCAAAGTAGCTCCGATTATTTTCAATGCAGTCAATGCGATAAACAAAACCAAAATGATCTTGAATATGATCAGACTCAAAAACCTCTCCATTGTAGAGCCAAGGGTTTTCATAGCTCATAAAGCTTTTAAAATTATATGAGCCTTATTTATCCTTTGAACCCGGACAGAGTTATTCTATTCAGATTTGGTGGCCGTGTCAAGTATCCCCTGTTCATCAATAAAGTTGATCAATGTTTCAGCCCAAAATTTATGATATTCTTCGGGCAAATGTTTTGACCATCTTTCTTGTTTGATGAGAGGTTTCCAATTCTCATCATGCAAGGCTTTCCCCCAGTATGAATATGAGGCATATGCATTATTTGATCTTAATCTATCATATATCTTGGTTTCTGTGTTATGATGGCCAAAAAAATTTCTCTTATTGATTAAATCCCAATTCCCCTCATACCAAGTAAAACTCGTATGAAATACATATGGTATATTGTACTGTTCACATATACTTTGGACTATAAGAATCTGAGACAGGGATTTAAAATTTAAAAAATTATCATCATTTGTTAGAACGTAATTTGCATAGTACGGTAAGAATTCTTCATCTACTCTAAGTTTTTCAACAGTAGTTTCATCTTGCAATAATACCGAAGGAGTGCAATGTAGTATTTTGCCTGGCAGTTTCACATAAGTTCTTGAAGGTTCACAAAAATTGCATAATACAAATACGGATTCATTTTTTATTATGGCCTTATGTATTCTTATCATAAATTGACGAATTACCCAATCATTACTACCGCCAGGAACAGCAAAATTTTCGTAAGCTAATCCATAATGTCTGGCAATATGTGATGAATAAGCCTTACCATAACAAGATGGTTGATATTGTTCTTCTATTTCGGACCCAGCAGTATGACTATCACCAAAAGCAAGCAATATTCTTTTCATGAAAATACTTTAACTCCATACATATTTTCCCAATCCTTACAATGATTTTCATCATTGACCATTGGTTTTCCTTTAATATTCAAACTAGTATTCAACAACATTGGACAACCAGTTTTCTCATTCCACAATTTTAAAAGATCATAAAGTTCTGCATTCTGTTTCCTATTAACAGTTTGAACTCTACTTGTCTTATCTATATGAACAATCGCAGGGAACTTTTTAGACTGTTTACATCTAACCGCATATTGCATATAAGGAGAAGATCCCATAGGCATTCTGAAATATTGTTCAACATACTCTTCCATAATCACAGGAGCGAATGGTCTGAACTGTTGTCTCTGTTTTATGTCATTGACCATTGATTTAATCCGATGATCTCTAGGATCTGCAAGTAGACTACGATTACCTAATGCTCTAGGACCGAACTCTGCACGACCTCTGGCGACCCCACAGAGACCATGATCCAGTAGATGATCTACTATCTCTTCGTTTGATGCAACTGGTCTAATGTAATATCCAAGATATGGCCCATGCCAGTCAATATGTTTCTTTTTGTGTGCAAGTACCGCACCAATTGCAGAACCATTATCTCCAGGTGCAGGCATAATCCACACATTATCAAAGTAATAATATGCAATTGGATTTGCAACACAATTCAATGCACATCCACCCATCAGAACTAAGTTTTTACTCTTAACAATTGTAGATGCTCTTTGTATAATATCTCTAAACATCGTTTCATAAATGCTCTGAGTTGCAGCAGCAATATCAAAATTATTTTTTATATCAGGTCTCCAATCAGAACATCCTCTATGCAAATTCTTCTTAAAGGTTGATGTTCTCCATCCTATAAAATCATCATAGATTGCATCTTCACAAACTCTCTTATCCCCATAAGCAGACATACCCATGAGGATGTATTCTTCTTCATTTGGTTTTAATCCACACCTTTGCGTCATTGTAGAGTACCAAAGTCCGACGCTGTGCGGATACTTACGTTGAAATTTAAGTTTTAATTTATTACCTTTCGCTTCCCAAATCGTAAGTGTTTGGAATTCACCTATAGCATCAATAACCACCACACAACATTCATCAAACTTACTGGTGAAATAACCAGCACAAGCATGAGTATAGTGATGATCATAATACTTGATTGGAACATCAACATACTTCTTGACGTTTTGGATCCATCCTTGTCCCGCAAGAAGTTGTCTAAGTGTTTTCTTATATGGGTTCTCATACCAACAAACTAGTTCTGGTTTCCCAAACTTCAATGCATATTTAATTATATCATCATTCAGCTCTGGATCATTTTTTATGCCACTAAACCTCTCACTTTCACTAGCAAAAACAAGAGTATCATTAACAAAAACAGAAAGTGCAGCATTATGGCTCTCTGACGATATTCCCCAGGTTATCATTTGTAAATAAATGGATCTCTTTTTTGTAATTTTTTAATCCTTTTATTAAAATCCCTTTTTCTCTTCCAATTAGAAATAATATTCCAAAGTTTTTTAATCATTAAAATTTACATCACTAAAATTTATTTAGATATAAAAAAGGGGGGTAGCTACCCCCCGATAATTATTTCAGATCGTATCAGCGACCCATCTGTGTCGCGTACCACTTTTCAAACGCTTCTCTACGCTTGTCACCTCTTGGTGGCATAGGAGTTTTTTCACCACGGACTTTTCCGTACTTCTTTTCGTCCTCTTTCTCGGACTCTTCTTCATGTTTTTCTGGATTTTCACGAGCGTGTTGTGCTTCGTAAACTTTTTCCATTCTTCTACTGAGAGCAAGGATATCTTCTAGTTCAATACCCTCTTTTGTCATTTTCTTTCTTGCTGCCTTAACCTTATCTCTCAAAGGTTTTCTAGTTCTTTCTCTACTATCTCTTGATTGTTGCTTAACGGTAGACTCAAGATCATCTTCATCTTCATCTTCATCATCCATGTCACCGAGATGATGTCCATAACGAGGACTTAGAACACCACCTTTTTTACCTGCAGCAGGATGATCCTCAAGATCTCCATGATCCTTTGAACCAGCCTTGTAACCAGGATGACCTTTACCACCGGTGAGTTCCATGATGATGGTCTCTCTCCACTCTTCACTCATGTTTGCCATCATTGCGACTGCGTTCTCTTCAGTCTCTGCATAACCTTCATCTAGAAGGTGACCTTTGACTAGATCAAAGATGTCAACACCTTGATTGAGCATTCTCTCTCTTGCACCACCCGCAGGGCCACCTGCCTTGAGTGCTTGTGCTCTTGCACTCATTTGTGGTTTTGGTGCAGGAGCTTTCACTGATTTGTCACTAATCATATCACTAGTAACATTAGCACCCTTTTGTCTCATTTGAGATGCTTGTTGCATTCTCTCAATACTCTTGTCCTTAGAAGAGGATTTGGAGTCTTTGGTTTGATTGACTCTGGACCAGCAGCTTTAGTTCCTGGTGCTGGTTTTGCAGGTGCTGCAGGTGTTGATGGTTTTGCAGTTGCAGAAGGAGTTGGTTTTGCTGCAGGAGCTGGTGCAGGTTTAGCGGCCGCAGGAGCAGCAGGTTTAGCTGGAGCAGCAGGTTTAGCTGGAGCAGCAGGTTTTGCTGCTGCAGCCCTTGTAGCTGTCATTCCTTTTTGTTGGATTTGTTGTCTGGTTAAACCACTTCTTGCTGCAGCATCTCCACCTCCTGCTCTATATGCGGCATCTCCACCGGCACCTTTATCTGCTGCAACTGCTTGATATCTTCTAGCATCACCCGGTCTGTTACCACCACCACCGCTGCGGGGAGTGGGAAGAGTTGGTGCTTGTGCTCTTGCCACATTTGCTTGCATTCTCCTTTCCGCGTCAACTTTTCTAGCTTCAGGGCCAGAAAGGCGGCGTTCGTCAAGAACTTCTATATCTTCTTCTACAACTTCCTCTGAGAGAACCTCAGGGGTCTCGTAAACATGGGAATAGGCCTCCATGAGACCCTTGATTTCTTCTGCTCTCATTTTTCTACGATAAAGGGCGTGTTATAATGTTATTTATTTATCTTCAAGTTTGAGAGGGCAATCAATCCCATCAAAAACTGGAGAACAAATTCTCATCGGTGGTGCAAGTTTCTTACAATCCTCCGAGTAACATAAAGACTCATCGTTCTCCTCTTCAGTATATTGTTCTTTATATTTTTCATCCGATTCCAGAATGATACGATCATATTCCTTTGTGACTCTATCTATAGCTCTATCTACATCTCTCTCAGTTCTTCTGTTTACTTTATCGGGATCTTGTATTATAATCTCATTAAGTATGCCCAACGGAAGATACTTTCGTTGGAACTCATCTAACAAATCCCAAAGTTTATTTTCAGTAATGCCACTAAATGCAGATATTATTGATATGAGAATTGATACGATAATACTGACTTTTATGATTTCTCTTTTGTCTGGTTTCTTGTTACCAAACTGAAAATTAAATTGCATGATTTTGAATCATTCTATTACTAGTTATAAGCATCAATAAATATAAAAATAGGGAAAGACTGAGGAAAATTAATGTCTAGACTCGGGATCAACACTGGTAGTAATCCAAATGATGGTCAGGGCGATCCATTAAGAGTTGCAATGGGTAAAATCAATAGCAACTTTTTGGAAATATATAACACAATTGGTGATGGATTTACCCTGACAAGTTATGCAAGTACTGCAGGAATATCTTCACTTGCAAGAAATTTAACAGGATCTCCAAGAATAAATGTCAGTGGAATTTTAAATACTGGAATTACAACCACAGAACATTTAGAAGTTAGAAATATTAAATCTACTGGAATAGTTACTGCAGTTCAATTCATCGGTGACGGATCACAACTTACTAATGTGACTGCAGTTGCTGGTGGTCTTGAAGTTTTAGATGATGATGTTAGAAAGGGAGTTGCGAGAGAACTAAATTTTGGTGAAAATATTGTATCCACTGGACCTGATGTAGTTGGTAGAGTAACCATTTCAGTTCCAAATATTACATCTTTTGCAACATATGCCCAACTTGCAGGAATTTCTAGTTATGCAGATATTGCTGGCATTACAACTCAGGCTGTAAACGCTGGGTTCGCAGAAACTAGTAACGTTAGTAACTATTCATTTACCTCAGGTATTTCCAGTTATTCAGATTTTTCTGGTATTGCAACAGAGTCTTTAGTATCTGCATACTCGGAAATATCGGGAGTTTCCACAGTATCTTTTGGTATCACTGGAACACCAAATATAGTAGTTGGAATTGTAACTGCAGATTCTTATGAGGGGTCGGGTACAAGACTGACTGGCATTATCACATCTTTAATTGCTGGATCAAACATTAGTATAAGTCAGGATGCGGGCACCGCTACAATAAATGCTGTTGGTGGTGGGGGAACCGGTGGTGTTGCATATGATCAAGAATTAAATACAACAGACGATGTAACCTTTAATAACTTAAACGTTTCTGGTGTAGCTACAGTTACTGGGAATGTTATTGCACAATACTATGACTTAAAAAATGGCGCAGTAAACATCGGCCAAATTGGATATGGGGGATCAAATCTCAGTGCGTTTGCAAATTATAATTTTGATATTCAAACAGACATTTCTGCACAAGGAGAAAGTGCTCCATATTGGAGATTTGGTGGCGACGGAACTTTAACCGCACCTGGAAATCTTATTGCACCTTACTATGAAATAACAAATATAGGTACAATTGGAGCTGCATCAACATCTTTACTCTTAAATGCAAATAGTAGTTTAGTTGTTAGAACCGATTTTGCCGGTCTTGGAGTTGGCGGGCCCATATGGGTGTTCAACGCAAATGGAAATTTAGCAACTCCAGGAAATGTAAATGTTTCTGGAGATATAACTGCTTCAGGAAATGCATCTATTTCTGGAGTTGTTACTGCAACAAGGTTTGAAAGTCTTCCTACAGCTACTCCTACTATTGGGGCGGCAACTTCAATTAAACTCGATACGATAA